CTTTTAGGAAACCAACTTTTCCCTTCTCTACAAACAATGTCCGATAACGGACATGTTCTAGAGGAGGGAATTTCTGGATAGGTCGCCCCCTCAACTGATTGAGACGGCGTTTATCAACTTTCTCCGCTAAATCAATAGAAGAGCGAAGTTGGGCAAAGGATAGATCTGAGGACTCAGGAGCCTCCTTAGGAGATACTTCTAGAGAACCCAGGAGATCCAAGATGTCGTTACTGGCCGGAGAACCGGCCAATTCGACATCGGAGTCCGTGAGGATCCCAATTGGAATCCTCATGGCCCGGATCGAATCTATCCCTGGCACCGGAAGAGATCTCTTGAATGTACTCAGATAGTCATGTAGGTACACGTCGACTGCGTGGCGGGAACTTTTCAGATCCTGCCCGAACACTCGACCGAGACCCCCATGACTTATGGGTACCGAAAGACTCCTAGGAGTCTTCCGTAACTCAAGTAGGTTCCTCCGGATAAACTCTCTTTTCAACTCGGGAGAAGTACCATAATAAAACTGCATCTCAGAGAAGCAGTTCGATAGGCTCTTCCCATACCGGGTCGAAAGAGAGACCTTTCCAGTATGTTGGACTTTCCCTTTGAAGAACAACTGGGAATTCACAGTACAGAAATCCTCATCGACGAAGTTCTTGCCGAGAGAGAGAGAAAGTCCCACTTTAGGGGCGTCCTCTCGCCATTGGCGGATGAACTCCGCGGATCCCAAGGCAACGATATCATCACCATTGATGAGATACTTGCCCTTCTCTGCTCCACTCCGACTCACAATGAAGTCGTTGAGAAAACAGAGAAGTGGGAAACTGAGTAAACTCCCCATCAGTTGACCCGAAGTCTGCTTCCCCACACCGAGACCGAATGGATATTCGATTTCGTGAGGGGAGACCTCGTACCGGACCCACCGTTTGGTGGGCTCGTGATCAATTTCGGAGAGTATACCCTCGACGAGGGCATTGGTGACGGAGATGGGGAAGTTATCTGTGGCGGCGGTGTAATCACCACTCAACCACAAATCACCTTCCGATCTCTGTGAACCAATTTTCTGTATCATTTTCTCGATCCTTTCAATCCACTCGAGCTTCTCATCAAAGTCGACATCATTCGAGAACTTAACCCCATGGGTTAAGG